CAGCACCTGTTTTCGCTGGTTTTCCCGATGCCAATTTATTAATTACACCTTTAGGAATCTTGCCATCTTTCATCTTGACCCCTTCGCTTTTAACGTAGGAAGTCAAAGCACCCGGCTTTTTTACAGCCCCCTGAATCCAATCTTTTTTGGATGTTGATCCACCCTTTTTCATTCCGCGAGAACTTGATCCCGTGAAACCAAACGAAGAATCAAAATTCCAACCGTTTTGGAAGGGATAACTTGATTTCATCATGCATCTCCCATACCAGAATGGGTTGAACAATAATAGTATAGTGTCGGTGTTGAATCAGTTGTGTCAATTTGAGTAAACGCACCTGCCGTACCCGCCGTGTTATTTACAGTAACGCCATCGGTATATTCTGCACCGCCTGCGTGTGTTCCATTTGGCGTTGTACTAAACCTTAATGGATGACCGTTGTTGGTATTATCGGTTTGGTAAAAACGATAACTCCTATTCGCCGCAAACGTGAAATGTGGGCTAACTGCCTCATCTATATAAAACACGTTACCTGTTCCATAAGAGTTTGTACCAGCTGCAACTGTAACGTTGTAAGCTACTAACCCACTTACATCCGCTGGTCTATGATACTCTTTGATGGCATGGATAATTACTGTATAAGTATCGCCATTAGAAGCATTTCTCGTGCTCAAAGCAATGTTACCAGCTTCGTCTACTCCTCTTATACCACTTGCGTTATAAGGCAAGTATGGCACATAAGGAATATCATAAAGTTCCCCTTGTGGGTAACTAGCTATGAGAGCATCACCCGCTGGACTTGGATCACCTACCCAAAAAAGGTCAACACCCATGTCGTAAGTCTGACACACAACTTTTGTTATTTTTAAACCATTGCAAGCTAAACCAAATGAATTTGGAGCAAGCGCAGAAACGTCAATTTTCGTGACTTTACTTTCTCCAGTTCCATCCGAGATATTTGTAAACTTAGCAATGTATTGCCGTTCTCCATCTTGGAGAACTTGACTTGAAACTGCATCAACCATGATTCATCTCCCTTTAAGAGAGATTGTTGTTTTGGATATACATCACAGTTAGTGAAGCAACACCTGTTGTACCGTCACCAGTAGCACCAGTAAAATCCGCTAAAACTTCTAGATCAGTTGTGCCTACGTTTGTAGCTTCAGCATCTAGAGTTCCATGAGTTGTACCCAACGTTTTAGTATCTACATCGTTTAAAAATGCATCTGGATCAGCCGCTGTTCCTACATTGATAACAGCTGCTCCTGAATCATCACCCACAGTTGTGACGTTTACAATAACATCTACTATTTGTGATTTTGCTGGAACAATTGCAACTCTCTGGTTGAGTTGGCTTGCACCAGTAATGTTTGGCATCATTGACTGTGCCATCAATACAGAACCGACATTAGCAACGTTTACGCCAACATCTGTTCCTGTAGTTGCTTGGATTCCTCCGGCTTTTACCGGACCAGAAAAAGTAGTTGTACCCATGTTTCCTCACATACGAGTTGTGTGTATTTGTCTGTATGTAGTCAGTCGGGAACTGTCAAATACACAAGGTTAAATCCCGAAAAGCCCCTACCGCAACAGGGATGAAACGGTAGGGGATTTCATTAAACTCCAGCTGTTCCGAAGACTGACCTCGGATCTGTCCAACCAAAGTTGTAACGTTCAGTAGCTTTATAACGCATTGAGTCGGTTTCGAAATCGCCTTCCATTGATTTCTCAAGTCCTCTACGCATCATTAGCTTCAGACCTTCAGGAGCATCTGTTTGTACCCACCAAGCAGTGCTTGATGTAATACGAGAGATGTTTGCCTGACCGTCACCTAACAGCCCCATTGATTTAACAGGGTTGATGTCGTTATCAGCCGTTCCCGGTCTCAAAGCAGATTTGAGAAGAGTTTCTGCTTGGAAAACGTTAGCCGGTCCAGTAACGATTTGTGTTGGAGAAAGTCTGATTCGCTTACCGTTGTTGTCAACGGCATTGCGGATTTGGATCAACATTTGTTCCAGAGATGCCTGAGACAGTGCCGCCGCAGTGGTCAATGTGTTGCTAAATACTCCATTAACAATTGGGTGTGAAGCACTGTTCAGAGCTACACCATCACCGCCCGGAAAGGCCGCGTTGAATGCTCTGTTCAGAATATTCGCACCAAGTGTTTCTTTAGTTTCCACCAAAGATTGAGCGAGATGTTTAGCATACGTTGAACCAATACGAATATGGTCACCGTCCTCGACAAGCACTTTGGTAAGAGCAAATGCCAAACCGTATACTTTGTAGAGGTATCTCTGAATGAACAACACACCACCGGATTGATATGTTACTGCCATACCATCTGGTAATTCTGGTGCTGCACCAAACCCATAAAGAACTGGTTCTTCATGGTACTGACGAGGAATGCCTTGGTACTCTGTAAATACCTCAGCCCACTCATCGGCTCGTTGCTCATAAATGCCGTCAAAAACTTCGTTAAGGATAGGTTCAACTATCGAACGAAAGTCGGTACTACGCATAGGAGTAGCCATAGTTTAATCCCTCCCTTATGCCACGGCGTTAACTGGTGCTTTGTATTGATGTTCGTTAATACGAACAGTTGCAACTACAAAAGCATCGGTTAATGTGCTATCAGGACCACCTGTCGTTCCTTCAAATCCAGTGATTTGAAATTGTCCAGATGTTGTTTGAGTAGCACTTAGTTTCGTATTAGATAGACCAGTGCTTGTTGATCCACCCGGTGAAGCGACAGTCCAATCACACTGCATACCAACTTTGGTTTGCACCGTGGTTCCAGATGATGGATTGTCGTATTGAACTGCGAACAGAATTTCTGGATCATCAAAGACCCAAGCTGTAATTTCTGTTCCTGTAATTCCACTAGGCCAGTATGGTGACACTGTTGGAACTCCAAGAGCATCGATATATTGGCAACCGGCGAAAATACCTAGAAGTGAAATACCGTTAGTTGTGCCACTACGAGTGCCATCGCTTGAACCAAGCTGAATGGAACCAGTGTCTACCAACTTAACGGGATCGCCTTGGAATACATTTTGAGCGTACCCCGAGACAATAGTATAGGCTTTCGCAATTATCTGTCCACTGTTGTGATAAGACGCACGAAAGCCAAAAGGTGCAGAGACTGAAGACATTCTGCATTCTCCCTATTGGTTGAAAGTTGAGGATCACGAGAGGTCAAATTGTGCCTCCCGATACTGACCAATCTCAGCCGTGCCATCACCCTTCTCAACTTTACCGCCAGATGCTTGTGCTTGTTCTTCAATTAATGCTGCTGTTTCCGCAAGTTTCATCTCCTCGCGCAGTGGAGCATCGTGATGAGCTTCCATCATGTATTTTTCATACAACGACATAGGAAGTTTAAAAGCTAACATCTCATTGACACCTATGAAGCCATCCCACTCACCCCCTTTGACTGTTGCATACTCCCAACCAGCTACTTCTTCTGGCTTGACAGGCTCGTAGCCTAATCTAATACGATGCTGTACAGTGTCTCTAGGGTTTGTTGTAGTAATCCAACATATGTGCCAACCCGGAATTTCGGGAAGGTCTGGTAGACTAGATTGGAAAAATTGTTGCCTGAACATTTCTAACCTCTCATCATCACTAACTTCACGCTTGTCTGTGACTGGACGATCTTGCATCGCCCTGCTCGTGCGGTTACTTCCAGAGGTTTTCTTAATTCGTTCGTCTGACATTAAATGTCGCTCCTTTTACAGCGATTTTTGAAATATAAATCTAATTTTAAAAAAACACAAGCCTGTTTAAGTCTTGTTCTCTCGATCCCATTCCATGTACCGTTTGACATACTTCTGTCTGAGCACCGGATCATCCCAAACACCGTGGTCCATCATGGCTTGTTTACGCTCAGGACTGATGTAAACTTCTTTACGAGTGGACGCGGGTGCGTGTTCTTTACCAGAGCCAACAGCAGGACCGCCACGGGCTACACGTTTTTTCTTGACAGGGGTAGGTTCTTCTTGATCTCCAACCTCATCAACGAAATCTTCGAACCTTTCAGGCAGTCTTTTGGATGCCCTTTCTGTCAACTCATCCCAGTATTCATCTGTTGCAGGATCGAAACCTTCTCTTGTCAAAGATGCATCAATAGCATTAACAATACTTGACTCCTCGTTCCCACCGTTAATGTCATACCACGGATTATCATCAATAAACTCTTGGGCATGGGCCATCACTCTGTCATCAACAGGTGTTTGTGGTTGTTGCTGTTGTTGCTGTTGAATATTAGCTTGCTGTTTTTGACGCTCTAATTGGGCAATTTTTTTCTGAGCTTGATCTCTATATTGCAAGGCTTTTTGCACATCTTGCCCACTTTGATTTTCAACCCCTTTAGCGATAACTTGATCAGCAAGATTTAATTCTTTCTGAGCTACTGCAAGATGTTGATCTAAATTTCCCATTTCAATGTTTTGCGATTTTTTTTCTTGAACAGATACTCTCCGTTCAAGGTCTTCATTACGCTTTCTAAGAAAATTAAGTTCAACTTTATCACGTTTGATAGCTGTATCTCTACGCTGTTTACGGTCCACTTTTTCTTTGCGTCTACGCTCACGGATGCTTTCTCGTTCTTCATTTTCGCCCGAAGCAGATTCGACTTTTTCTATTTCATCTGGAGCAGTCTCAGTAATTTTTACATCCTCTGCGTTTTCTTTTGGTGGTGCTTCATCTTCAACAATAACAACCTTGTTGTCATCATCAGGCGTTTCGTCACCGTCTTCTTTTCCTAGTTCTGCCATTTTCTATCTCCTTGTCAGATAAATGCTTTTATTTGCAGTGGGTCACCTGTCACTTTACCAATGATGTCTAGGTCATTGAAAATAACAAACAGGGCTTTTTCGCCATTCGGGTCTTTATCTAATGGCACTTCCCATCGGTCACCACCGTATTTCGGAACCCTTACAAAATCACCATCGGCACACCAACTACCTTCAGGCCATAATTCCATTGTGTTTCTATTTTTGAAAGCTAGTGGTCCAACATACATAACCTTTCCGATTTGTGTATTCCATTTTTCGGTATCCTTAGTATCTGTAGTCAGGATTATACCACCGGCTGTTTTCTTTTTAGCTGTTCTTATCTGAACCAGAACACGGCTACCAAAAGGCTGTATACCTGCGTCAATCGCGGGGAATGCCTCTTTCATTGCGTTCTCATATGTTTTTGTCACCAAATTTTTCCTCATCTAAAAGTTGTAATAGTACGTTAATTGATGCCTCATAACCAGCCATCATTCCGCAACGATGCCCGTACTCGAAAGCATCACGGTCTTGTGGATGTCTCAAAGCCTCTTCAGCAAACTCAAACTGTTTGGCTTTGAGAGCATTCAACAATTTTGTTTCTAAGTTCACGCTGACATAAAGCCCTTTGCGTTACCAGTTAGCTTATACTCATGCCGAGGTGACTTAGTGTCAGCAACTTTTCCAGTTGGTTCTTTGCGTGGGCCTTCACTTAGTTTTCTTGGATTTTGGGCTTCTCTCTCGTTGTCGCGGTTTCCTTTGTAACCCATCTGGATTCTCCTTATAAAGATTGTCAAAAACACGATTCACATCCAAAGTATAATCCAAGTCAGATTTGCTATAATGTACCCACTGAGAAGGACGAAACTCCGGTGCTCCTTCCCCTGCCTCAAACCACGCAGGGTGCGTAACTCTCACACGATTATTTGGTAGAGCTACAATATTCCCTGTCCACTCACCTGCATCCAGAAGTTCAAGAACATGAGACTGCTTATGTTGAGCAGGGTCATCTCCTATTTCTGAATCTGTATAGTCAACAGTGAAATAATACTTTGCGGGGTATAACTCCCCATCAATCTTTGCTAACCAAGGACACGGTGTACATCGGTCCAAGACATAAACACTATGCGTTCTAGATGAACAATCCCACGGTTGAGCATCGTGAGTTGCCATCGGTGTAGGCCAATCATCTAATGGTGTATCGCCAACCAAGGCTGTAATAGGCATTCTAGCCCACATTGCACCGCCATGAACATTCGGTTCATCGGTGTCGTATGTTTCTGCACCCGTAAAAATTAACTGAAAGCTAAGACTTCTACATGGTATTGTTGTCACGGCTATCGCCATAGCATGGATAAATTCACCGTGAAATTGTTCGTGATTGTAGGTGTACTCTCTTCGCACCCAACATTTGAAGTGCGGAATGTTACTCTGCAAAAACGCCATGTTTTAAGTTCTATTCTTTGTCAGTTATGGTTGTGGGTTTGGATTTATTCCTGTTCCGGTGGATACTGCCACCTTTTCACCCGTAGCCATTTCAGCAGCTGCGAGTAATTTAGCTGTCTCGTTATCTGACGTATTCATTCGTTCTCTGGCTGCTAAGTCCTCAGCCTTTCTTCTGTTCTCGTTTTCTTGTTTGATAGCCTCTAAATCAAATTTAGCCTGACGATCTGCAATGTCATTCTCTATTTTAGCTGCTTCAAGTTGGTCTTCATTCATCATTTCGGTAGATTTTAACTGTATTTTCTCTTTTTCAAGCTCCATTTTGGCCTGTAGCTCTATTTGATCCTGTTGAATCTTAGCTCGATCTGTTTCTGCACGCTGTTGCAACGTCATTTGTGCAATTTCTAGCGATTTGTCTTGTGCCATTGGTGGTTGTGGGGCAAATTTCTGTGCTTCGGCAGTTATTTTGGTCAAATCTTGCCCAAACTCACCTAATTGTTGCTCTATAAACTGTTGAACTTGGTTAATTACCGTAACTTCTTCCCGTGCTTCGTCCTTAATTAAATTTTGAGACTGTGCCATTTGGACTGCCGTATGAGCTTCCACCAAATAATAGTTTAAAAGGTGATCTCTCAGATGAATTGCCATTGGATAAAGAAAAGTTGGCTGTATTGCAGGGTTCCCACCGAACAACGGAGACTTCAGGAAGGGCATATGCGTCAACATATGTGCCATATGGTCCTGTTCGGGCAGTACATACACGGGTCTACCCAACGCAGCAGCTACATTTTCACTGACTGGGTCGAGATTTTCAGTTCCGGGAGGGTCAACTAACACCTCTGAGTCTGGAACTTTCATAACTCTCAGGAACATTTCCTCAACTTTGCGTGCATCATACATTTGAGGCATCAAACGAGCACGTTCCATGATAGCTTGGATTTGTGCGAACCGTTGTGTTTCACTAAAAATAGCTGGATCACTAACCGGAACGACATCCATAGGACCATCAAAGTCAACTGGTTCTATTTCAAGGCCAGCTTCATTGCCTTGTAGGTCTTCGTCCACCATGTAAGCACTGTTGATTCGGTGTAGAATCTTAAAACAACGCTCCATAGACGAGTGTAAACGTGAATGTATCGAGCTAAACACCACCATACCCTGTTCAATAAGAGCCATTGTGGTGCCAACAGGCATATTTGGATTGGTATCACTTAGCTTTTCAAATGATGTTTGAACCACACTTTGGCCAGCATCAACTAAAAAACCTAGTAATTGAAACAGTGTAGGACTTGGTCCACCAAATGGCAGTGGCATCGCTATCTTTCGGATGTCATCAACCATCGCCCCACCTTCAATTTCAGCAATTTCGGTAGGTTGCAAGCTAATTGTTAGTCCACTCGGACCACCTTTTAGCTTTAACATTGTGGGAATGTTTTGAATATGAGCACTATCCATCAATGCCCTCAGTGCTCCGGTAGCTGCCCCACTTAAACCACCGATCATCTGAGTTAATCCGATAGGATAGGCTCCTCGCCACGGGACGAAAGGAAACTCAACAATCCAATCCAACTCGTTTTTCATTTGATCGTCTGCTTCCCAGTTACGATACAATGACAACGCCTTGTTGGTTGTTTTATCTACTGTCAGGATGTATGGCTCTAATCCATCGTCAAAATCCATAAACGTATAGATTTCGAAAATTGTTCTCAAACCATCTTCGTTGTAACTACTTTCTTGTTTACCTTCGATCTTATCGTTGGCAGTTGTTGCTTTGCTATACTCTGGTTCATTCGGATAACCCAGATCAACATCGATATACATACCA